GTTTCGTTGCGGCCAACACCATAGCGGCGGCATTCAAGCGCGGGACTTCGATTGGGTATCCGACGGCCGCGCCTACACAGTACGTACACATGATGACTCCGGGAATTCGTCATTTTCCAAAAATTTCTGACTCTTGGTACGGGCTTATCGTAAGCGCGGAATTCTGGGCGGATGTGTACGCATGAGTATCGAGGAAATTGTCAGGCCGTATGGGATTATTTATGCGGCGATCAATACTGTTACGCAAAAGTACTACATTGGAAAAACCGTGCGAAAGTTAGCACAGCGGAAGTCTGCCCATCTATCTGTTAGTAAGCGGGAATCTACGAATAGATTTTACAACTCAATTAGAAAACACGGTGCGGATGCTTTTTCTTGGTTTGTTGTAGACTACGCAGATAATGAGCAGGATCTTTGTGATAAAGAGGATCAATGGATGTGGGCAACAAACTCTCTGCATCCCATGTTTGGGTATAACTTGAAAACAGATTCTTTTGGTGCGGTGAAAGGACGAAAGATGCCGAAAGAGTTCGGAGAGGCTATAGCAGAAAGAAAAAGAGGTGTTCCGAGAACTCCTGAGTGCAGAGCGAAGTTGAGCAAGGCGCTAAAAGGAAGAAAACTGCCTTTGGAAACCAGAGCCAAGATGAGGGAAGCAAAGAAAGGAACAAGGCCCTCTGAGTTTTGTATGGAGAAAATGCGTCTCTTTACACCGACAGAAGAGCAAAAAGCTCTGCGTAGACTTCGTAGGCACAGCGAAGAATCGAGGCAAAAAATGTCTTTGGTGCGGAAAGACTACTATAAAGAACATCCTATGTCAGAGGAGCAACTTAAACTTTTTCGTGAAAGATTTAGAAAAAGCAATGGAAAACCTGTGCTTTGCGTTGAGACAGGGGAGGTATTTGATTCTTTGGTAGCTGCAGCGGAGAAGTATGGTCCCGCTTCAGGAAATACTTATGGGCTTCTTCAGTGCCTTAAGAAAAGATGCCTTACATACAAGAAGCTACACTGGAAGTACAAAGCTAAGGAGGACTCGACTCTTGCTATTACTTGAAACTTCTAGTATACTTTCATTTGACCCGGTTATTCCTAGGGGTAGGCTTCCCGCCTACGTATTTACAGCGAATAAGTAGGCTTAGAGGAGAAATACCATGGCTATAGTTGAAGGTGTTGGAGTACAGATGTCCTATAGCCCGGAGTCTTCGTGGGCAGTTCCCACGTCTCCTGGAACGACCTATACCGTAGTGCGTAAGCAGGTAGGAGCTTCCATAGGTGAAGGAAGGACCGCCCTTACCACAGCGGAGCTGAACACGCGGCGTGCTCTGACTTCCGTTCGTCTTGGGGCTCATTCTCCTGCTGTGTCTATTCCTTTTGAACTCTCCTATTCCGGAGGAGCCGCCGCAAATGTGCAACAGTTCGACGACTTCCTTTGTTCGTGGATGTGTGCAGCGCAATGGACAGCGGCGGCGACAGCCATCGCTGCGCAGACCGTGACGGTGGGAACCCCCGCAGCCACGACTGTGTTCACCGCAGGGACTGCGGCTACGAATATTGCGGTGGGAATGTGGATTCGTGTATCCGGCTACAGTGGGGCACAAGCGCCCAACAACGGGTACTATCGTTGCAGCGCCATCAACTCCCTTGCTATCACCCTCGTAACCCCGAACTATGCGACCATGGTTGCCGGAGCCGCGCAGGGCACTGCAGTTGTCCTCCGAATCATGGCATACATCTCTCCCGGAACAACGGTGAAGTCTCTTGCGTTTGAAGAGGCTCTCACCGATACCGGTGGCTCCCTTGCCCTCGTCAAGATGGCTGTTGGATGTATCGCAAATTCGTTCTCGTTGACCATCAACCCCGATGCCATCGTGACCGGAACCTTCGAGTTCTTGGGCCGCGTACTCGGACAGGGAGCGACCCGGGCAGCTGCTGCTACCGACACTTCTGTGTACTCCACGATAGCCGCTTCTACTGTGTGGACACCCGCCGCCACCAACGCTGTCCTGACCTCCAACGACATTCTTGCCTACTTGATGCAGGACAACGTAGCGGTGGCTGTTGTGACGGCACTTACGATAAACGGGACCAACGACATAGAAGCCCTGCTTCCGGTCGGAGCCATGTACCCGTACGGCCTCGGAAAGGGCAATTCTGTTGTAAGTGGAACCATGAGCATCTTCCTCACCGACTCGACGTACTGGACCAAGTTCCGTGCGGAGACGATGGTGGGGTTGACTGTGCGCCTGATGGACCCGGATTATGGTACGGCCCTCACATCCGGGGACGGGAAGGGCTATTCAATTGACATACCAAATGTCAAGATTATGGGACTCACGGAGACCAAGGACCCAAAGAAGGTTATCCAAGAGGTCACGTGGTCTGCAATTGAACTGGCCACCGCCAACACCAACGGAGCCGTTACCGTGAACATGCGAGTTTCGAGGCTCGATCCTTCCGCGTAGTAAGTAACTCCCCGGGGCCTCCGTATGGAAGGCCCCTATTTCCTCCCCTTATAAGAAAGGAAGTGTCATGGATTTCAAGTCTTTCAACACCGAAGAGTCAAGCGCCGAAGGCACGTGGATGACTGTAAAAGATCATCTGGAAAACCCCCTGGACGCGATGATCAAGGTCCTCGGACCCGACAGCAAAGAAGCCGCAGCCATTGATATCGAAGCCGAGCGCGAGAACAGCCGGAAGCTCGGGGATATGTTTGCCTCCCGCGCCGCTGCGGCCAAGAAGCCCGAAGCCCCCCTCCCTGTTGACAAAGAGGCCACCGAACGTGTGGAGCGTGACGTTGCCCGTGCCATCAGGCTCACGAAGGACTGGAAGAACATTTCTTGGGGCAAGGATGAGCTGAAGTTCGACAAAGCCAACGCCACGATGCTGTACACCAAAGTACCAATGATCCGCGAGCAAGTTCTTGAGTATTACAAGTACCGCAGCAATTTTATTGCGCCCGAACCGAAGAGCTGACAGAAGCGGTTCGGGGCAAGTTCACCCTCGATTACCCGAGGAAGGACGGAAACACCCTGCGGAGCACACTTACTTCTGTCCGCAGGCAACTCCCTTCCGGAGTTGATAGCGGGTCGGTGGATGACCAGCTCGCGCAGGATGTTCCCGTTCCCGAGGGCTTCGAGTATCTGTTCACCATATTCATCAGGTTGCGGGGGTCCGAGGGCGTATCGTTTCAGGATATCGCGGCCTATGAGACCGTGGCAGGATACAAATTGACGCCCGTGGAGATTTCTGCTATACTGTCCATGGATCAGGCGGCTTCTTCGGTGATCGGGGAGATCATGAAGGAGAAGTAGTGATTTAGTGCCGTAGGGCGGTAGGTTAGAGGGGAGGAGAACAAAATGGCGGATGCTTCCCTCCTTATAGAAATAAATGCAAAAACTGGGGAAGCCTCTGTCGCTGTCAAGACCCTTGAAGCCATGGCAAGAGCTTCCGACGGGTCCATAAAGTCTTTGGAAAGACTTTCTGCCGCCATGGCTAAAGCGGAAGGGTATGCCGCAGGATTCAACCAAAATCTTTTCCGTAATCAACTTGCACTTGAGAAAGTGGCTCTTGCTACCGCTCGAAGAACGGAAGCAGAGGCTCGGGGAGTAATAGCCACAGAGAAAGCGAAGAATGCTGCCGCTTGGGCTGCGGCTGAGCTGGCCAACTTGATTGCAAAGACGGATAGACTTGTATTAGGGAATAACAAGCTCTCTGATTCTCATGAAAAAGTAGCGCAAACAACGAAGAATTCCAAGAAAGATTGGACTGATTTGTTTTCCAGCCTTCTCAACGCAAGAACGGGCATGGATGGTCTTTTAGGGGGGATGCTTCGGCTGGGCACTGGGGCTTACCTCATGGTCCGTGGTATGCAGACATTGTTGAATCTGGTCAAAGCTGTTCCTGAGGCTTTGCTTACCGCTGCAGGTTCGGCGGAAAAAACCCAGATAGCCCTTGTTGCTCTTACCGGCTCTGTAGAGTCTGGTACCTTGGCATACAGCCAACTCTTGAAGTTGTCCCGTGAATCCGGGATCTCCGGAGACGCCGCCAAAGACACCATAGTCCGTATGCGGGGCTTTGGCGTAGCAACCAACGAGCTGATTCCTCTTATGCAAAAGATGACTATAGCCACGCGAGGCGATTCTGACGCTATGCAACGTCTCGGCCTCGTGTACGGGCAAGTTACACAGCAGGGAAGAACTTTCGGAGACGATCTTCGCCAGATATATAACACAGGAGTACCTCTTGCAGGAGCTATAGCCAAGGTACTCGACATTCCGGTGTCCCGCTTGCGGGAAGCGGGAAAAGAGGGAAAGATAACCGCTGCGGTTCTTGACGAAGCTCTCACCAAACTTACGGAGCAGGGAAGTCTTTTAGGAAATGCTTGGGAAGAGGGTATGAACTCTGCCATAAGCAAAACCAACCAGCTCAAGGAATCTTGGTCCCAGCTTCTTGCAACCACAGGTTCCGGGGTTCTGGAATTCTACAAGCCCGCTATAGAGTTCACCAAAAAAGCACTTAATGATCTGAACGACGCTATGCAGTTTGAAAAATTCCGCACAAATTTGCGAGAAGGTTTGGGGCTTAAAGGAATTGATATTGACTCTGCTCTCAGAGGTGGCGCAGCCGCACAATCAACGGCTATTTTGAATAGCCAAGCAGCTACAGGTTCATCCCAAATATACGCATCAAGGATGGCTTCCGACACAATCAACGCCAACCAACAGTTGCTTGAAGCCGTGCAACAAAACCAGAAGACCGCAGACAGCCTTGCCGCAATAGCAGAAAGACAGCGACTTCTTGGTCTTGGAGCCGCCACTCCCGCGCTGATGGCAGATGAAGCTATGGCAGCAATCAGAGCACGGGAGAAAGAACTCAAAGATCCGAAGCAGAGATTGTTGGAAGGTCTTAGGGACGATAAGGAAGTAGCCAAAGCCATGGTTGAGGCTATAACAAAACTCATTGATGAGGAGACAGCAAGAGCGGCGGCTTCTTTTGCCGGGGCTATCGTTCCTAAGAAAGGCATAGTTGGAAAGGGGGAGGGATTCACTGGAGTTCAGGACCCCCGGCTGAAGCCGCAGTTTGATTTGTTGAATTACTACACGGATATTGCGGATGCTACGAAAGGAACCAAGCCTCCCAAGACTCCCGGGGAACTCTTCAATGAACTCCTTCTCAAGTACCAGCAAGCAATAGCTGGGGAATTCGCCAATCTGGAACTTGACTCTGCTTACGACGACAAAATGTTCGAGATGTACAGAACCTTCATAGACTCCATAGAAGACTTGATTCTTAGCTCAGGAGCCGATGATTCTGTGCGTTCTTGGTGGGAGAAAGCCGCAGTAGCGGCTGCGGAGAATCTGAATGCTCCGATGCTTGGAATTCCGAAAGCAGTAAACCCTAATCCTAATATAGTTCCTCCCGGAAGAAATCCATGGGAACTTATCCCCGCCCTTCCCGAAGGGGAATCATGGTGGGCGGAAGAAGAGGCACAAAGACTTGCAGAGATGTATCAGGCAGTGGAGAACCTTAAAGGTGCATTAGGGGATCTCACCGCCAACGCAGGCCTTGACGCCCTCTTCGCCATGGGCGAACTCTTTGTCAACGGAGCGGCGGGAGCCGACGACTTTGCTGCAGCCATTGGCAATATCGGCCTATCCCTGTTGAAGCAGCTTCCGCAGATGTTCTTGGCGGCTGGTTTGAACATCCTCATCAATGACAGCAAGGACGCCCGAGGCTGGGGCCTCATAGCCATGGCCGCAGGAACCTCTGTAGTCTCGGGCATTGCCTCTGCAAATGCTGATCGGGGGGAAAAAGCGGCCACGTCCGGAAGTGGTGTGATTGCCAATTCCCTCGGAAACATCTACGGTTCAAGCGGCCTGATATCCGCGTTCGCATCCGGAGGCATTGTATCCTCCCCCACGCTGTTCAACCACGCGGGAGGCTTCGGAGTCATGGGGGAGAAGGGTCCTGAAGCCATCATGCCCGTGACAAGGACTGCCAGCGGGAAACTCGGAGTCTCCGCAGTAGGCGGCTCCACTTCCATTGTTGTCATTGACCAATCCACCCGGGTAAACGGAGTCTCCGCCACTACGGAAGAGACGACGAATTCCTCCGGGGGAAAGCAGATTCGTGTTGTCCTGCGGGATACTGTCCGTTCGATGATTGCCAACGGGGAACTGGATACGCAGTTGAAAACACGCGGGGTTCCGGGATTCGGGGGAGTACGACGCTCGTGAGAACACCTATAGTTTGTAGCCCCGCGCGGAAGATAAGGAGCGTATTGTATGGACTGGCCGTATGACCTTGCCGCGCGCCTGATATCGGGAGCCGAAGTCTCCGTACCAAATCTGGTACAATATTTCTCCTTCAACGTTGTTGCGGGAAGGGATGATTCGGGGTATGATGACGATGGCACCGTGACTTCCGTGACTCTGGTAACAGGGGTGAGTGGGCAGGGCGGAGATTTTACGAACGCGGCGTCGCGCATTTTATTGTAGGAGAGATACGGTATGGCAACACCTTGGGTCGGAACAAAGCCCGGATTATTCGTAAACGATTCTTATTCTCCTGTAGCGGTGGATGCGCCTAACCTGAATGCAATGGTTGATACGGTTGACAGATTGAATGAGCAGAAATCCTTGCTTGACGGCCTCATCTGCGCCCCTGCCCTCGGGGGCCTGCCGGAGTGGCCGGACGGGGCGAGTCCGACGTATTTGACCATCAAGTTCTCCACCGTTGATGGGTGGGCCACGATGGGCACGGATACAGTCGTGACTGCCGCATCCAATAAATTGGTGCTTACAGCAGGAGCTGCTCCGACAACGTTTGTCCGGGCGAACAAAGCCCTCGCAGTGTCGTCAAAAACCGTGCGCATTAAATGGGCGTGTGCACAGACGGACCTGACGACCTTGGAGATAGGGACCTCGGGAGCCGGGACGCACGTAACCAAATCCATCGCGGGGCAGACGAGCGGAATCACCGACATTACCACAGGCGCGAATTTCACCGACATTGAGGTACTTTTCAACTCAACGGGGAACAACACGAATCCGGTATACGTTTCGTTCATCTACATCGGCGACGGCACCTACTCCTCCCTTGCCCTTGATGCCTCGGGCTCAGGGAACCATGGCACGGTGTACGGCGCGACTCCGGTCGATACTCCTGCGGAGAGGGGGCTGAGTTTTGATAAACTAAATGACTATACGGCTACTTCTATTTTTGCTATGCCTTCAATATATACGTTCCGCGCCTTAATTATCAATTGCTTACAGGACGCTTCGAATATCCAAATGTTGTGTGGTTATGGCATCACCCTTAGCGGAAGATTGCTCTTATATAGAGTCGCAAACTCCAACTCGTTAGCCGTCGGTTGGTATAACGGGTCCGCCAATCAAACGGAAACCGTTACAAATGTATTCAGCAATGAGGAAGACGACACCGCTGATTTTTTGTTCTCAATAAATTGGACATCCGGTGCGTATGCCGTGTGGCTGAATGGAATATCTTTTGCAACAGGAACACTGGCTGGCGTGGTTAAACCTACAACGGGGTATGCGTTATACATAGGAGCCCAGCAAACACTTACCGCGCTACAGTGGTTTGGCGGAACCATCGCCGACCCCCGCATCTACAACCGCGCCCTGAGTGCGGAGGAAGTGTGGTCCCTGTACCAGAATCCCGGAGCCTTCAAGCCCAGCGCCATTATCGACGCGGCGACGGCGGTTCCGAATGCGCGCGCCGTCTACAGCAGTACAGGATTCCTCGCAAGCACGGACCCGACATCCATTGTCACAGCAGGCTCCGTAGGATACCAGACGGCGATAGACGTGGCAAGCGGAGGCACTCTGACAATGCCCGCAGGCTCCGGAACCTACTTCTGGACGATCCTTACCTACGGTGCCACGATCAACTCCGTCAAGCTCGGGACCACCGCAGCCGGAGCCGCCGCAACAGGAACCGCGAGCGCAAACCTTACCGTACTCGTGAAGAGGATATCGTGAGTGGAGTATCACAATGCCTGAATCCATAGTCTTCTCCTACAAAGGAACGCAAGTAGCAGGAAGCTACAGAATCCTCACTTCTCCGTTGCTCCGGCACGATTGCCCCCTCGCAATCCACCCGACGACCAGATACCTCGGGGCCATAATAAACGGAGCCTTCACGGCCCCCTCCCCTCAGACGGTAATGGCTGACGCTACTTGGTACTCTTTAGGCTATACGAGATCGGGAGCCAATCTCTCTGTTTATGCCAACGGCCTACCCGTATTGAGTTCTGCTGTATTTCTTGATCAAACCACCTATCCCACAGGAGTCCTCGGAAACGGCCCCGCCGGATTTACCTATGCTTTGGCTGGTCTTGCTCCCTCCGCAACCCTCGCGCCTTCCGCCACTTTGGCTCCTTCGGGGACCTTGAGTGTCAGTTCCAACAGCAACGGCGTCATCGATGAGTTCCGGCGCTACTCCGCAGTGCTTATGCCTGCCGATTTTATGGGAATCTACCTTAGTCCGTCTGCCTATGTTGTGCTCCCGCAATTCCCGATCTCCGCATCCGAGGCCATCCCTCCCAGGGTATTGCGGTCGAAGATGGACACGGGGTACGACAAGATTCGGGTCAGGCATACGTGGTCTCCCGCGAGCTATACTTGTGCGTATGCTGTGGACAAAGCGATGAAAGTATTGTTGGACGAGTTCTGGAGGTACGATACCTTGCACGGAACGGTTGCTTTTACATGGCCGAACCCTTATACTGAGGCTACCTCCTCAGTCAAGTTTGTAGGGGCTCCGAGGTATACGCCGAATGGGCAGGAGTTCATTGCAAGTATTGTTGTGCGGGCGACAAGTTGAGCGTACAGTATGGGGCGAAGTCACCACCTAGCGCCGGAAATTTCAAAAGGAGGGCTGTCTAAATGGCTGCTTGGCCTTCAACATTGCCTGCCCTTCCCCTTCAGGACAACTTCTCCGAGCAGAGCGCAGACGGAGTTCTCAGGTCCAAGGAGGGTGAGCCCACTGTAGAGCGAAGGAGATACTCTGCCGTTCCGACTGCTGTAACTCATAGTTTAAGGCTTTCCCGCGCACAGAAGGCATACTTGGATACGTTCTACTACACGGATTTGGCCGGAGGGGCAATTCCCTTCGATTACACCGATCCTTTGACAGGGGGTTCCCTGTCCGTGAGATTCTTGGAGCCCCCGGACCTTCAGTTGCTCGGATTTGAACTCGTTGCTTCTCTTTCCCTGGAGGTATTGCCTTGAGCCGAGCCACGATTTCCGCAGCAGCCAAGCTGGCGATGCAGGCGGCGCAGACGTTCGCGCAGACTCCCACCCTTCTTGAAATATACTCGGCAGAGGCTGCGTTCGCAACTCTGGTCGGAGCGGACACAATCTACTTTTGCAACAACACCGAATCCATCACTTATAGCGGTCATGTGTATCTTCCCTTCCCCTTCTCCATCCAGTATCCGGGAGAAACTGACGATAGCATAACAAATGCAAGGATAACCATATCCGCCGTCGATCAGCTCGTTATTTCGGCCATACGAATCCTCGTAAACTCCCCGACAATACGCGCCCGTGCCATGTTCTTCCCCAATGACGGAGTGGGGGATTTCGAGGAGATGGTTCCTTGGGAGTACTCTTTGAAAGCCGTCACGTATGACGTGAATTCCGTGTCGGGGGATCTTATATACGAGGACAGATTAGATAACCAGATGGGGCCGGTAAGGGCCACCGCGCAGAATGCTCCGGGGTTGTTTGGCTAGAGGCGGAGGGGAGCGTAGGCTGTGCTGAACGTATCACAATATACAGGAATACCTTTTGTTCCTCATGGCAGGACGCTCGAAGGCTGTGATTGCTGGGGCCTCGTCAGGATAGTGCTTGAAAACGAATATGGCAAGAAACTCCCCTCCTTCACAACAGCTTACGGAGAGCTGGAAAAAGAGTGGCTGGCCGAAGTTGTATCCTCCGCTATTGTTTCCCTTCATCCCGTCAAAGTCGATGTTCCTGCAGAAGGCGATATCGTGCTTATGACCTTCCGGGGATTTCCTTGTCACGTCGGTCTTTACGTCGCCCCCAATCACGTGCTACACTCTGATCTATTAGGGAAGGATTCCTCGCGTCTTTCCAGATTGTCTGATATGAGGATTGCATCCAGGGTCAGAGGTTTTTACCGAGTAGTGTAGTACCGAATAGCATAGCACAGGAGCCAATATGCCCAGAGTAGTTGCCTTTCTTCACCCCCTGATGTCGGAGCGGAAGATTCTCGAAGTCGCGGAGGGGTTCTCTGTAAGGCGGGCTCTGGATTCAATAGAAGGACTGAAGAAAACCAGCTCTTTGTTTGTTGTCCTGAATGACAACAGGTTGCCCGAAGAATCGTTTGACAGTACGATCTTGGGGGAAGAGGATACCCTTCTTGTCCGTGTCGTGCCTGCGGGAATAAGCCCGAACTCCTCGGGCACAAAAGATGAAAGCTTTTGGGATGCGCTCCTTATAGGAGGTGGCGCGCTCATTGCAGGGATCGGTGCAATAGGTGTAGGGGCCTTGGGTTGGACCGGCTTCGGAGCCGTCGTAGGCTATGCCATGATGTCCATAGGAAGCAGCATGGTTATGTCCGCATGGGCGGAAACAGCCACGGATACCGGAGACCGTAGCACGGATCGCCGCAAGGACGTATCCGGAGCCTCCAACTCCGCCGAACAGGACGGACCCGTTCCTATTGTTTTCGGAAAGCATCTTCTCACTCCCTCCTATTGGACAACTCCCCATACCTCAATATCCGGTACGGATGGGGAAGATAAATACGTCCACATGCTCTTCGCCCTCGGCTATGCGGACAAGACGAGATCCGACGGAAGCGTGAAGGTCTCCGACATCAAATTTGGGGACTCTGTTGTTGCATCCAACGCAGGAGACAGACGCAATACCATAGACGCAGCCTCCCAGATCGATGTTACCACAGGAACGGTGGGTACGGTCGAAGTCTCTATCCATCAGGGGTCGGCTTCCGCGAAAACATACCTCGACCTCCTCGGAGTCGGGAAGGTTATCAAGGAACAGAATCTCAATCTTCCTCTCGAAAGGTGGAGAGCGGAGCAAGGATCGACCGTAGGGGCCAAGATTTTTACAGGGTCTGTGACGGCGGATGATGAGATGGATGGTTCCATAGGTCGTCGTCTGCAATTTACAGGTAATGCAGGTTTTTGGTCGGGATTGGAATATGGCGCAGGAGCGGTGAATATAAGCGGCTTTACCAATGCCGCTTTTAATGGATCTTTCGGTATTGGCTGGTTCAGCGGAAGCCGTCTTATGTCCTCCACGGCTTCAGGCAAAGTCACAGCGGAGACCGCCAACATAACCGCCTACCAAGGAGCCAGTAGCCTCACCTTCGCTGTGGACTCCTCCACGCGCACAATCACCCGGAACTCCGGTAGCTTCCTTTCCTACGACGACGACGTAAAGTACGGTGCCTTGCAGGTAGGAGATTTCGTCACCTATTCAAGCCCCCTAAACACTCCCGCGTGGACCTTCCCTGTGTCCTATGTTGCCCCCAATGGACTCTCCTTCAAGGTCTCGGGCGCAGGTACTCTCGTGACGGAAGCAGCCACAGGACTCGCGCAATACTGGTCGTCTTCCTCCCCTGTAATAGAGACCTCAAAAAAGACGACCTCCATTGCAGTGGAAATTGAGTTCCCTTCCGGACTCATCGGCTGGAACGAGGGCGCCAGACAAAACTGTACCACAACCGTAAAGTGGTACTACCGCCTGAAAAACACCGTTCCTTGGTTGCCAGGAACAGCGTTCTCAGGTTCCACCGCAGGAGTGTTCACCAAGCAGATACCCCATACAATCCGGTACACCGGAACCAAGACGGGCTTGACTTCCGGGCAGTACGAAGTCCGCGTACAGAGGGAAACCTTCGATGCGCAGAACAGCGACCGAACCGATGCCGTGGTCTGGTCCGCTCTCCGCTCCATCACGGGCCAGGATACCATAGGCTTATCCGACGACGACATGAAAGGAGTGTGCTTCCTTGCGGTCAAGGCCCGGGCCTCCGAGTCCCTGTCCGGATCAATCGAGAAACTCAATTGCGTTGTCGAGCAGGTGTACCGGACCTATGACGGCGCGGGTTCCGCGATAACGGACTGGTCTGTCGATGCCGACGAGACTCTGAGTACGAACCCCGCTGCCGCCTTCCTCCACGCTTTGACCGGCCCCATAAATCCGAGACCTATTACTGACACAACCAAGATCGACCTTGCCGAACTCGGGGTTCTGTACGCCTATTGTGTGACGAACGCTTTCCAGTTCAACCGGGTGTACACGCAGGACACAACCCTGCGGCAGATGCTCACGGAGATCCTCGCATCCTGCCGCTCTTCATTAACGCTGAAGGACGGGCTGTATTCCTCTGTCACAGACAAAGCGCAGACCACTATTGTCCAGCACATCTCCCCACGGAATTCGTGGGGCTTCTCCGGCTCCAAGAGCTTCGAGAAGATGCCCCATGCGTACAAGATCAAGTTCATCAACGCGGCGGAGAACTGGGCTGAAGATGAGATGGTAGTCCTTGACGACGGCTACAAGTGGGATACCGATGGCGATGGGATATTAAAAGATTACGCCGGAACCGACAGGACTGCGGACGGGGCCTATACTCTTGCATCCGAATTCGAATCGCTTTCCGTGAAAGACCTCGGGATCACGGATTCAGCTACCGTCAAGAAGTTCGGTCGTTACCTTCTCGCGTGCCGAAGACTCCGCCCTGAAACCTTCACAGTGAATCAGGATTTTGAATCCCTTGTCGTCACACGCGGGGATCTTGTCCGCGTGTCCCACGACGTTCCGATGTGGGGCTTGGGGCAGGGAAGGATCAAGAGCGTAACGTACGGGAGCGGCGGGAACGTAAGCTCCTTCATTGCGGATGAACTGTTTCAGTATACGACAGGGGAGAGTTACTGTGTCAGAATAAGGACTGCGACCGGAAGTGAGTATGCGACCATAAGCAACCCCGGAACCTCGCTTTCCAATACCGTGACTCCTGTGGGTGTCCTTACCTCCGCAGTAGAGTCGGGACAACTTGTTTTCTTCGGGGAAACGGCTCTTGAGTCCACGGAAGCTCTGGTTGTTGCCACCGAGTTGAACGACGATTTTTCCGCAAAGCTGACGCTCGTGGAGTACAACGCAGCGGTCTATACTGCGGAGGCCGGAATAGGCGCTCACAATTCGAGGATCACGAAGAATGCTTCCTTGGTTCCTGCTCCTGTGGTGAGGGCCGTGGTCAATACGATAGAGAGGAACTACGCACAGCAGAGCCCCGGAGCGCAGGCTGTGGATATGGCGCTGACGCAGGGGGAGGGGGCGGGGTCCATTGCGGTGGACAAGACTGCGGTATGGGCTTCCCTTGCGGTGGCGAACGCAACAAACAACGCCGTCATTGGTGATGAATTTCTTGACGATTCCACCGGGCCTCTTCTGATCTATCGTTGCACGGTTGCCGCGCCTTCCGTAACTCTTGAAAACTCCGTGCGGATAAAAGCCAAGCAGTACGGAGACGTTGCAAATTCCACGGAGCTTAACGCTCTTACCGGAGAGATTTACGGGGATACGGTGTATATGACCACCACTTCTCAGTGGTACAAGTATACGACGACGTGGATCGTTGACGGGGTGTCGATAGGGGGGACTGCAACAACAATAGTAGCGTCCAATGCTCCGCGTTATAGGGGAATAGGCCGTCTCGCGGCTACAGGAACCGCGAACTTCGCAGGCTATGAAGTGTCCGCCTCCACCTTTGTCGGGGGCGTGATAACCGTGAATGGAACGGTAACAGCCACCACCACAATAACTCCGAACGTCAATGACTGGATGCTTAACTACTACAATGCCGGAGTCTCGACTCTTGCAACTTTCCTGTGGAGCGGAAGTGCTTGGACGCAGACGGGAGTCACCGGGGAGATGCGCTCTGCGGCTCTTGAAGATATCTTCAGGCTCAATTGTCTGGCTACCCCTATTGTGATTACGGAAGGGACAACGTACATAGAAGCAATGATCTACAGGCTCTTTGCGAAATACGTGAAGATACTGACGGGCGGAAGCATAAGGGGAGGAGACAGGTATGACGAAAGCGGCTCGACTATTGATGGGACTAAGTCTGGGTTTTATATCTCGGCCAGCGGCTCCTGCAAGGTCGCTGGCATGGAGTTTGAAGGCTCCCAGGGGGGCGGGGTGCAGTGGGGCGGAGGTCAGCAGGTAGGTACTGATCTGAATATTGCGGGAGTAGGAACTTACGTAGCACTAGCGGCCATGAATGCTACAGACGTAGCTTTCTACGATAGTACTAACAGAGACCTTCGTATGTATCGTTGGAACGGTACGATATGGGCATATGTCGCAGGAAGTGAACTCAATATTCCGGACGGAGCAAAACCTGCTCTCGCCGCAATGAATGGGACAGATGTGGCCTTCATAGACTATTTTAATGATGACCTTCGTATGTATCGTTGGAACGGTACGATATGGTCATATGTCGCAGGAAGTGAACTCCATATTCCGGACGCAAGCTTCCCTGCTCTCGCCGCTATGAATGCTACAGACGTAGCGTTCATAGATGGGTTTAATGAAGACCTTCGTATGTATCGTTGGAACGGTACGATATGGGCATATGTCGCAGGAAGTGAACTCAATATTCCGGGAGTAGGAGAGCCCGCGCTGGCAGCCATGAATGCTACAGACGTAGCTTTCTTTGACAGCGGTAATCAAGACCTTCGTATGTATCGTTGGAACGGTACGATATGGGCATATGTCGCAGGAAGTGAACTCAATATTCCTTCTGCCGTTATCGGGTCTCTCACAGCATTAAATGGAACCGACATCGCTTTTGTAGATAACAGCAACGATGATCTCAGGATATATCGTTGGAACGGCACGGTATGGGCGTATATCTCTTCCGCAGGAACACCTAACATAGGTGCAGGCCAGCCAGCACTAGCCGCAGTGAACGGTACAGATGTAGCTTTTGTGGATAGCACTAATGCAGACCTCCGCCTCTACCGCTTCGCCTTCGCTCTCTCCATCCCCTACTCCCGGACCCTGACCGGCTGATCCCCCTACCAAGTAGCACAGGAGTGGACATCCCCTCCCTTCCTGTGCTATACTCTCCCCTAGCAACACCCTCCCTGAAAGGCAGGCCCAAGAATGGATGCAACAGAGCTGATGCGTTTCGAGTCCCTCGAAAGACTCGCGGAAAGCCTCGACAAGAAGATACGGGAACTTGAACTGGTTCTTGTGCATCTTCCCCCCGCCATTCAAGCCCTTCAGACTTCGGTTTCCTGCCTTGAAGGGCAAGTCAGCGCCATAGAGAACGACCTTTCCGCACGCGAAGAGAGGGACAAGAACATCGACAGGGTTCTTGCCGAGATCAAGGAGATGCTGAAGACCTACACGGACGAGATGAAAGAGGCATTCCGTGTATTATCGGAGCGCATCGGAACCATAGAAAGCAGGCCGTCAAAGATGTGGGACGCCGTTGTTTTCGCCTTTGCCGCAGCCATCGGAGGCGGGGTTTTCGCTTTGGTCGGGAATCTGTTTCCGAAGGCCGCGCCGTGAGCACAAAAACCACAACGTCCACATGGGAGGCAACATACCTCGATCTCTACAACAAATGCACCCATGGGCCATGGAGGACATCCCCCCGCGATGTCCAGTGGCGTCTGGATTCCGATAACGCCCTCTATTTCCAATGTTCCGCCAGCCCTTCTGACTGGAAACACAATTTCCTTTTCTGCCCGAAGGCAGTACGTGCGTACAAAGGAGCTTCTTGGTACGCCCATGAAGGCTTCCTCCTCCTTTGGAAATCCGTGCAAAATGAGATCATGTCGGCCCTCGCGGGGGCTACTCCATCAATAATCGCAGGATACTCCCATGGAGGCGCTCTTGCGACCCTTGCCCATGAGGACCTTCACTTCAGGGGTCTTCGCCCGAATACGGTTACTTTCGGCAGTCCGCGTGTTGTATGGAATCCCTTCAGACTGAACAGAGAAATTGACAAACGTTTCCTGCAGGTATATAATATTGCTGTGCAAGGAGATATTGTGACGAAAGTACCTCCGGCAGTGTTTGGATATGTCACCGAAGGAAGGACGGCGAAGATAGGGCCTCTGTCTCTTCCCTCCGCAGCCAATCATGCGAAGTACAGGGAGTACCTTGAGTGAGGCCACAGCCTTTTCTTTCAGTAAAGACCCTGATATCAGACTATCTGAGGAACAAAGGAGCAAAGATGAAGTGGGTATTCCTGAGAAAAACAGAAGAGTTGCTGGTGGACATGGGAACCGTCTACAACGGAATTCCGCAGTTCCTTGTTTTCCATTGTACCTCGGATGTCAGGAATGAACTGAATGGTAGGCGAAGGCTTCATGATCCCCGAGAGGTAGTGCGCACGATCCCCGGAGCCTATCCGTATATGCCACGCCCGTTTCCTGTGGGCGAGTTTGATGTAACCGGAGTGAAATACAGAGATAAAAGTGACCCCGAGTACGGCTATCTTGGCCCTGCCTTCATCCAGACCAACGCATATCAGATGGTGAGAATCTGGAGCCTTGACAAAGTAGGGGGATATGAAGCGGAGACCGCAGGAATTGCGAAGGATACTGCGTACGGATTCCATGCAGCTCCTGCGTCAAAGACCACGCAAGGGTGCGGAAGATTGAGGTCGGAAAAAGACGCTCTTGCCCTTGCCCAGCTTGTTGAGCAGGAACTTGCCACCAAAAGAAAGATAACTCTTGTGGTCAAGGATGAGTGAGATCCAGTTGCTTATGAGTGGTGGTGTTTTTGAATAGCGCGGTAGCTCACGGGAGGCTGATTATGTCAGGAAGATATGCGATCTTTGATCCTGCCAACTCCATGCCCGACCACTTCGAATCCATTATTGACGATCTTGCGACAGGCAAGTGTGTAGAGCTTCCGGGCCACGATATGCCTTGGTGGGAAATGATGGAACTCAGCGATGAAATGGACGACGCGGAATTCTTTGGGGAGGACTGACATGAAGAAGATAACTGAATTCTTTGAAGGACTTGCCAAGCTCATTTGGGATTTCTTCACCGACAAGAACAATGACGGCGACGAGAAGCGTCTGCTTGGGGTCGCCTCCATCCTCATAGGTTTCTTCTATGGAGTACAGCCGAATCCGGACCCTACGGTCCTTTGGGCCTACCTAGGATTTGGGGGCACCCTCCTCGGAGTCTCCGCGTTCAGTGACAAGATCCCGCGAAATTAGCACAAGGAGCAACAATGTGGAAAAACGCGCTCTTCTTCGTTTTGTTGCAAATATTTTCCTTGTCCTTCTCGTGGCCGCAGCAGGAATCTTCAGCTACAGATATGTCCAATCAGACAGAAACCTCAGAGCAATTACTTCTGAGATGGGCGAAAGTAAACGCGCTCTTGCAGAGCTTGGACGACTCGAACAAGAAGCAAGAGTCATGGCTTCAGGACTCCTTGAAACTCTTGGTGCAAAACAAAGAGAGCTTGAACTCGCAGAGGGAAGAATTGCTTCAATTGAAGAACAGCTACGACGAAGCAGTGAAAGAGAAGCAAAGGATAGAGGCAGAATTGAGTCTCTTGAAAGAGGACTTGCGGAAAGCGACAGAATCCGGGAAGCTCTCGATGGAGCAATCACGGAATCTCTTGGAGAAACTGGAAGAAACGGAGAGATCATACATGACCTTGGCATCGAACTTTCGGAAATTAGAAATCTCTATCAAGAAGCTGAAGAGGGACATTGAATTCTGGCAGTTTGTCGCGGGCGCGGAAGCCGTTGTAATTGTCGTTCTCTCCGCGATCAGCATCGTGGCAGTTATCTTTTGATGCAGTCCCTATAGAGGAGTACAACTAATGGCAGTCAACGTACTGATCATGGGAGACACCCACGGAGGTGCTGCGGGCGGTTTATTGCCGCCCCCGTACTGGTCCGAGCAACTGAAGGTGATGCAATCTTTGGCCTACGGATGGTGGCTTGAAGCAATTACGGAATTCGGGCCTTGGGATGTTGGATTGTTCACCGGAGACGCAACAGATGGCGAGGGGAAGAAAGGGACCATGGATACCGTGATCCCCGACACTTTAGAGCAAGCCGCTTCCCAAGAGGAAATATACGCCGCCCCCGGAATAGAAAAACAAAATATGTACTTTGTCAGAGGCACCCCCTTCCACAGTTCCGGCACCTACAATTACGAAGATCCGCTGGCAAAAGCTCTCGGGGCATCCATCGAAAACGAGCAGCTTGTTTCTATCCTCGGCCTAAAAATCCATCTGCGTCACGCCCTCGGACGAAGCGATACCGCCTACGGGCAGGGAACTCCTTTGTTCCGTGAGAGTATCAGGGATCTTGTGGATGCCACGCTCTCGGAGCAGGAGCCCGCTGATATCGTGATCCGGGGGCATGTCCACTACTCCTGCAGGATGACAATCGGGAAGCGGACGGCAATCTCGGCTCCTTGTATGGAGTATCCGGATTCGGTGTTCGGGAGGACCTGTCGGGGAATGTACTACGACATGGGAATCGGGAAGCTGGTTGTTCGGAGCGCTACGGATTGGGAGTACCATCCCATTCTCATGCCCCTGAAAGTCGTAAAACGAAGAGAATACAAGGAAATATGCAGTGGGGAGGAATTCTCGAATGGTCGATGACATTGTAGTAGAAGAAGCCTCGGAAGAGCTGCAGGCTTGGCTTGCGTCCTTGCCGAAGAAGAGGGTGGGCACGCGCTGCTTCCACTTCACTCCTCTCATGGACCAGAAAATACTGCTTGCGTACAACGTGACGCCGCGCTACATTTTGACAAAGGAAATCGGATGCTCAAAGGACACCTTGAATGCGAGGTATCGATATTTGACGGAGAATAAGGGAGGGAAGAGCGATGAATGAGGGAAGGGATTCGGTAGGGTACGATCAGGTCAACAAACCCAAGCATTACAACGTACACCCGTCCGGGGTCGAGTGTCTTGATGTCAACAAGCACATGGGCTATTCGGTGGGCAATGCCTACAAGTATCTCTTCCGCAACGAAGAGAAGCACGCGGACCCTTTCCTTGATCTTCGCAAGGCCCTTCAATATATCCGGATCGAGATAGCCCACAGGGAAGAGAAGGAAGCCCTCGACAAGATCACGGCGAAGGCTGTAAGGGTGTCCGAGGCCTCTCCAAAGTACCAGGGCGATGCGCTATTCGAGTTGTGGCTGGCGGAACTGGAGGACGGGAGAAACGGGATTCCGCATCTCCAGAAGGCGGCGGGCATTGTCGAGAAGGAGCTGGATCGCAGGGCTTCCGGGGGCGCGGGGCCGGACAGGTAAGAAAATCCCTGTAGGGTATAGGATAGGTCTATACCCTAGGAGGCTATTTCCCGCAGAAGTGAGTGCAGTAGATTCCACGACGCTGACGACCGCGAAAGCTATCTGCACAACTAAAAGAGTAACACGCACCACGAATAAAGATATTTCCATTCAGGTCTCCTTTCTATCCCACGGAGGCCCTCCACTAGAGGGCCTCCGGTTTACTTAGGAAGGAAACTGATAGTCAGATTCACCAGTTGCCCATCCTCCATTTCTTGCCAAGCAACCGAATCGACGGAGCAAAGATTGATGCCCATTTTGTTGGGTATCACTTCGAGAGGGAAAGGAACGAATTCCTTGCTTTCCAAGTTCTTGTTACCTGCGATCTTCTTGTAAAAACACTTCACTGAGTACTCCTTTAGAATATCCCGAGCAACATTTTGCCATAGTCTGTGTTGCACAGACCCAAGAACTCAAAGTTTCCTTGCACCTCCTGAAGGTCCTCTGTCTGAGGTAGTTGCTCCACGCCATTCAGCGTCCATTTGATAGACGAGAAATCTTCTTTGTTTATGCCGCGCATGTAGCCTACACAATGTTTGAGTTCAGCGAGATCAACTTCCATTCAGGTCTCCTTTCTATCCCGTGAAACGGGACGTATGTTTTCGATTACTCCTATATCCTCAACGGAAGGTTCGTCAACAGTAAACCCATACTTTTCCGCTATTTCAGACCATTGTTTGTGTGTTTCGGTTGCCGCATCCCACGCAATATCGAAAAATAACATGTACGGAAGTTTTCTCTTCATGCTTCTTTCTCCTTAAAACTCCGCGTACAGCATCTTTTGTGCGTCGCTGTCTGAACACCTCACAAGATACCTTCCGTCAGAACATCGAGTTTCCTCCGGTTCTGCCAACTCAAGTGCCCGATAAAAGAATAGTTCCCGGTTGCAGTCACAAGAAGCGTTTCCCTCCGCCCACCAATAAGTATTCCATTCCCAGTCTTTCCAGACATCTGTTGCAATCATGCCGTCGGAAACTCGCTTCATCTCAAGTTTCAGGTTCATGGTTTTTAACCTCCTTCTGAAATCGTTCCGCAACAAAAGCCTCAAAGCCCTCATCGATCCAGTCAAACTCCACGCCTTTCTCTTTGTACCCGTCGCACCAACCCCTGCTGTAGGCTTGGTGCAGGAGTTCGGACAAACTTGTGTCCCCGTCTATCGTCAGTTGTCGGAAGAATTCCATTGCGCCTTCCTTATTCACAGTTTAGAACTTACGCTCAAGTTCATCCACAAGATCGTCCCGAAATTCTTTCAGTGCCTTTTCCATGGCAATCAAACAGATGACGGGCCATGATTGGCAATTGTTGTCCAAGCACTCTTGCTCTGCTTCTCTCTGTATTTCTTTCAGGTCTCTCATTTGGGCTGCTCCCCTCTCACAAAATCTCCTGCGGTGGAACTTCGAAGTTTATCCTCATCTCCATTCCACATTTCGGGCATGTTCCACAGTTGTACACCCTCCAATTTCCAAAAGATTCGGCTTCATTTATAGAAGGCTCGTGCAGACATGGCTTGCATCCGAACCACATCTTTTCTTTCTTTTTGCGAAGCCTGGGCTACTTCCTTTCCTTTACTTTCGGCAAAGGCATCCAATGAGTGAATCCGTTGAGGTCGTTTCCTCCTTCCCACACTTCCCCATTATGCCAGATTCCGACAGCGGTACATCCCAAGTCAGCTTCAAACTCTCATGGGTCTTCGTATGTAGGGAGACTCCGTATGGCTACAATGAAATCGCCGTCTTCGGGTTCCTTGTCCTCAAATAGTATCCAAGCAGAAGACGCCCTTTCATTCCAAGCCTTTACCGCCTCTTCTTTGGAATCCAGCCACTCATCCCACTTATGCCCTCCCCCGCACTCGCATCTGTACTCAGTATGCTGCTCTTCCAAGCGATCCCAAGGAACTATTTGTATGTCGGAATCTCCGCATCTCGGGCAGGGATTTGGTTTAGCTATGCCACAAACAAGACAAGTACTTCCGCCTTCAAGACAGTCTGCGTCGTAAGTCTCCGTACATGCAGGGCACGTGAACCATGTTATTTCATTTATCGAAGTATCAAGACCCATGGGTTCCTCCTGTCGCAGGGGTATCCTCATGCAACTCAAAAGCATCCTCTTTCAGCTCGATTCTGTACGTCTTGCTCGGGTTAAATATTAACTGGGCGGCGCAGATATTTTCTGCCCATGCGCCACAACAAGAGGAGACGTAGAATATATTCACGTCTCCTATCCTTTTTACCCGCAATTCCCTGTCACCGCCAGCCGACCATTCAGCTACCAACATGCTATGCTCCTTTTACAAACGTATGCATCCACTTCAACGCAAGTCCCGCGTCGAACCTCTTCATGAACAAGCCAGAGCCCTTCTCAGGCCTCTTCGTATTTACGTCAACATCCTCGATATGCGTCAAAAGTATTCCGTTTGAATATTTGACGCAAACAAACGAAGGCCCTCCTTTCTTCCAGTTGTCCTTCAGCCAAGCGTGCTGGCCGGGGCGGAACGTGATCTTGCGGTCGCAGGGCCAGTCCGCTTTGGGGTCTACCTTGTACTCGATCCATGCAAGGAGGGGGAGCGCGTAAATTCCTTGGTGGGCCACGTAGGAATCAGGAATCCCGAGCCCTGTGGAAGGAGACTCAAAAGATGTGGTTTTGGCTCCCATGAGACGGTATTCTTTGGAGCAGGAGGCTCGGAAGACGTTTTCGGGCTTGGGCATTACTTCCGCCTCCGACGGGGGGTACCGCAATCGTAACACGAGACACCCTCAGAAGGAGCGGAAAGCACCGCGTTCTCTTCAATATGCTTCCGTATGCCATCCTCCCACCCGCACAAGTAGACCATGTATTCCCGTTCCTTGTTTTCAGGAGGCTGGGGATTGGTTTCTTGCTCGTTTCCCCAGCGTTTTTCAAATCGTTCTCGTGCTGTCATCTGTTACTCCTTTTCCCAATGGGTAGGGGTCGGCTTATATGGCAGGCTCAGGCAACCAATACATTCCCTGTCCCCTGAGTCATTGTACCTGCAGTCATAACAGCTGTGGCTTTCCTCTTCCTCCCTCACATGCTCGCTTGGTTCATCCTCCGCCGCAACGTTATACGTCCGTCCTCTGTTGATCTCCTGCTTCCTCGCTATTGCCTCTTCCAGTTCATCCGGCATCCCGCCTCTTCTCCAGAACGCGTCCATTGCCAGAATGATCACATCGATATACTCGGACAAATCATCGGGGTTCTCGCGTATCTCTTGCAGTTCTTTTTCGATATGGCGGAGGATTCCCTCCGTGCGGTAAGCCGGGCCAAATGTTTTCATGGACCATTCGATTTGATCTTCAAGAAGTTTCTGTAGGGACATTACGTTTGCGCTCCTTTTAGCATTTCGTCAAAGTCGGCTTCGTTTACTTCCGCCCAGTTCTTCCCGTACTCCGCAGAAGCTATTACCGGGACGTTTATCTTTATACAGTTTTCCATTATATGCTTCAGCTCTTTGAACGCCTCTACTCCCGCTTTGTCAAGATGAAATGATCCGTCCAATTCATCGTGTACAGTTATAGTAGGCGTAAGATAGGAGAATACTCCTGCTTCGTTAGCATCCGTCATGGACTTCTTCATGAAGTCAGCACAACCTGACTGGCAGAGCCGGTTAAGGAAAACATAGGATTTTTTTTCGGCCCTCATTTTGTCTGAGTATCTGCTCCTTCGTCCCAGTACAGAGTAAATATAGCCTCTCTTTGTCACTACGTCCTCGACAAGCCTATTTGTCGCTTTCAAGAACGGAGCAAGATGCATATATTGGTCGTACAACTCCTTTGCGTGTTTCAAATCCCACATATACTTCTTCGCCATTGACTTGTAACTCATATTGTATGCTAAGGCAAAATTGAGCGTTTTGGCCGTTTTGCGGTCCACTCCAACCATCTTCTGAATCATCTCATGATAGTCTGTTTTCGGATCTTTATTGTATTGCGCCTTTATGTTGGCCGATCCTGGGCCTACCGAGTACGAGGCGATCAGCCGATACTCCATTTGGCTGAAGTCTATCTTGAACCACGATTGTCCGTCCTCGGGAATCATTATGTTTCTGCAAAGCGGATCAAATCCTCCTTTTGCCACTCCGATGTTTTGGGCGTTGGGATTGCTACTACTGAATCTTCCAGAAAGCGTTCCCGATTCATCGTTCATATACGGGTAGAAGGAAGGATGAATTCTTCCTTCAGTCACCTGCTCTTGGAAGTACCCGTTTATATACGTCCCGAGAGTTTTGGCTATTTTCTTCATGGACCATACCGAGGTAGCTGTCGGGTGTGCTTCTTTCGCCATGTCAAGAACCAAAGCGTCTATCGACGGATATTGAAGATAGTATTTCCTCTGTTCTTCTTTCGACATGCGGAGTTCTTCAAACAAAGGTTTCTCGTTAACGCCATCCAGTCTTTTCGGATCGACACTTCTCTCTAGTTTTTCAAGAAGAAGTTTCTTCCCCGCATTCGATACTTCAAAAGGAATTTCTTCCCGGTCAAAAATGATTGCGAGTTGCTTGGAAGATCCGTAGTTGACTCCGGGATACTTTGAGTACCACTCCTTCTCAAGTCTTCCAAGATTGTCCCTGTGGATCACCTCCACTTCTTGCCTCTTCTTCTCATCAATACGAATTCCGGTCTTTTTCATCCTCGTGAGAATGGGGAATAGCTTGCGCTCCATGGCGTAAAGTTCGGTAAGGCCTTGGGCCTCCAACTCTTTTATCTGGAGTTCAATTATTGGTACCAGCAATGCCGTATCTTCTTTGGCGTATTCCTCAACGAGAGAAAATGGCATCTTTGCCAAATGAGCGCGTGGGTCTCCTTTCAGGCCATGCGAGTCACAGAACTCCTGAAGGATATCTTTCTTCTTTTTCCTGTTCAAATATCTCCCGGCTATGGCGTCAAGAGAGTACGCACCGAAATGTTCCCCTATCAGGCTCTCGGCGTGCTGCACGTCATACATGCTTCCTTTGACTTCGAATCCGTGCTTGTTAACAAGGTAATCGTAGTCGTACATCCCCGATGCGGTTATCTTGTCGCAGGGGTCAAGCAATAAATCCTTTACGACGTCAATGTTCCTTCTTCTCTCAACTATTGGAGTATCTTCGTGGCCAAGGGTAAGATACTTGTTCATACCGAGATCGTCGGCAAAAGATACTCCTAGGACGTAGGAGTCTCCTCGGTACACTCCGTTCCCAAGGCGCTTGAACTTCTCTTGGTTTTCAGAGACCTCGATGTCTACGGCGAGCCACCTTCTACTCATTCGAGTTCATTCCTTCTCTGCCCGTCTCACCCATGAGTACCCCGGGGAGCAATCTGTTTTCCAATTTAATCTTCTCCTTCACCGCGTCCTCCAAAGTGAGGCAATGTTTACTTTGGTATCTTCTCTTGTTGACCGTTATGTAAGCTGCCCAAAACTCTTTACCTTTCGACTTTTGCTTATAAATTCCCTTGAATCCCGACGTGTTCTTTTCGCATAACCTTGAATTCCGTACGTTAACAGCCTGTGTGACCGCTCTCAGATTCGCCCGTCTGTTGTCCTTTCTATTTCTATTTATGTGGTCAATGACCAAGCCTTCTGGTTCTCCAAGAAGCCATCTAGACAAAGTAACGAATCTACGCCTCGCACCGTCTCTAACGACTGCCGTGTACACTACATACCGGTCGTCGTATTTTTCTACTTGTTTCTTTTCTCCTTTGTTTATAAACCAAGGAGAGATGCTTTGAGCCAAGTCGAAATCAGAAGCGTCAATAAGGACTTCATCTCCTCTGATGTCCACCCTTATGCTACCTTCAGGGTCTCCTTTTATATGACCAAGATTTACAAGACTCATAGGAGTTACCACCGATAGGTTCTCTCTCCTGAAATCGAGCCTATTTTTATTTTTGAACTCTACGGTAATTTCCGGGGAAGTTTCCGTGATGAACTTATGAAGAGCTTGCCCATCATTTTCCAGACAAAGAAGTCCTTTGTGCGTTTTCGGCTTCCATTGTCCCCTTTCTTTTATTCTACTCACGTCTTCTGTGGAGACCGTAATAACTACGTCAGCCCTCAGTTTTATATTAGAAACCCCTTCCTTCTCTGACAGTAGAACAAAGCAAGAAGGTGAGTGCACTCTCAGGTTTTCCTTTTTGAAATTAAGCCTGTCTTTGCTTATGAAAAATACTTTCTCGCCTTCGAGCGGAGATTTAATAAACTGGGCAAGAGAGATTGAGGATTTTGCTTGTTCAAACACCAAGAGGCCGTTGTTCTGTATCGTCCTCCACGGACCAGCTTCCAGTATTTTCTGGACGTCTTCCGCGTCTACTTGAATCCAACGGTCAGCCAGAGTAATCGTAGCCATCCCTCACTCCTTCTTTCGTTTCTTCTCTCTTCCTAGTTTGAAGAATTCAAGCGCCAGATCGTCCTTGTCCAGCCCAAGCACCTCTGCAATCCTGTCCCCGACGCTACTTATCGAGGGGACGTATCGTGAGCATTCCAGATTTGAATAGTATTCGGGCGTTATTCCGATAAGTTTTGCTGCTTGCCGCTGAGTGAGACCCTTATCTATCCTTGCATCCTTGATCATCGATATCATTTGTTCCTCCTGTAGAGCATACCATAATCATGTTTCATTGTCAATAGACCTTCGCTAAGATTACGCCCTTTTCCTGCTTTCTTGAATCAAACCCCACAGCTTATCGATACTGTCAATTTGTGACAGTTTCCCTTCGTAGCCTGCTGATAAAGGCTTCTTCCCGAATTCACAATCCCAGACATAGTATGCAGTCCATTCCCCTTCGTCGCCAACTACTTGAGATAATAGACGAATATAATCATCCATGAACTTGCCCCCGAAGGAGCCTATTCCCCCAGGGCACAAAGCCCCAAGGTGCTCATTCAGCAAGTCCAGCTCGGCGTTGAATGCCTCTATCTCTTTGATCTTCTGTGCGAATTCTTCCTTTGTCATATTCCCATCCTCTCCCTATAGGCGCG